AAATTCAAGTGCCTCTTTACCAACTCTAAGTCAACGTATGCCATATTACTTCATGGATGCAATACAGAATGATTCCTTGCGGATGAATCCCATATTCCAGTAAGAGTTGGTGATCAACCTTACCGTGCCCTTGAGAGCTTGAGTGTACGGGTCTACCAGCAATTCAATGCCACCCCATTGTCCCAAGAAGTAATTAGCCCAATTGCCGAATGCTATACCGAACTCGTCCGAACCTTCTCCCAGCTCTTTCGGCAGGTTATTGGTACGCAAGGCGCGGTATCCGTTCAGTTGACCATCCCCATTTCCGGTAAAGATGAAGCCACCTGCGCCGGATGCATCCTTTACCTTAGTCTTAGCCTTGCCAACAAGTGCCGGATGCAAGATATACGACAGATTGCCGAACAATGCATCCTGAGTATCTGCCTTTGTCTCCATAGCAACGATCTGTTCCCATGTCATTGCACCCTTTACGTTCGCATCAAGAGTATGAAACATACCGTCGGGAGTATTAGCTACGCCAGTCTTCGTGCTGAATGCCGTCTGCTCTATCTTCTGTGCGATGGCTACGGCAATGGCTTGGCGAATATAGGCTTCTACAGAGGCGTTTTCTTGCACAAGTAACTGTTTAGAGATATCCACATAGGCAGTCAAACGCAACGGCTTAAATACATCCCCCTTGGAGAATGCTCCAGCTCCATCCTTGGCTTCATCATTTTCACCCTCCCAGAACACATTGGCGCCTGAAAATTCCGGCCAATAGATATTGCCCTGTAATCCGGTCATAAATCGCGCTCCAGCTTGTGCCAGCACCAGCGAGGACTGCAAAGGCAACAACATTTCCTGCTGTTCCTCGTCAATAACTACACCAGTGACCGCTTCAGTAGCCGCTGTAAATGCCGCACGGCTCTCCATGTTCACCGGCACAACAATGCTGCGTTTGTCTGCCATCTGGGCACCCGACATATTGTGATGTGTAGTAGCTGCATCAATAACACTGGCATCTGCATCATTTTGCTGGTTTCCATCCACCATATTGGCGATGGCACGGCGCAGAGAGAACTTTCCCTGTCCGGGCGTGACATGTTGCTTGCCCTGTTGGCGGTTCTGGTCTTCGCGTTCCTCAATCTCAAGATTGATTTCCGCCATACGACACTGGTTTGCACCTAATTCTTCATTTTCCTCGGCATTTAACTGGCGCTTTTCGCCTTTTGCCGCCTCAATGATAGCTTTTGAACGAGCAGAAAGTTGCTTCTTCTCGTCCTTCAATTCTGTGATACTTTTTTCTTTTGCCATAACATTCAAATGTTTAATGATTTTTCAATATTAGAGTAATACTCGTTCAAATTCTCGCTGTTTTGGCGGGTCAATTCAGCCTCAGCCTGCTCTTTACCGCGCATATAAACCGAAGTCTTGCTGTATGCAGCATTGTACACCGGTGAAATGTCGTACAGGTTCCCGACTTTCGATACCGTCCGCTTCCATGTGCCGTCACTTTTCTTCTCCCAAGTGTCCTTTTCCACGTCAAAACAGAAAGAACTTTCGTTAATTTCACCGCGGCGAATGTTCTCCAACAGTTCGTCGCCAAGTGCTGTTTTAGGCGCTTCAAAACGGTATTTCAATCCCTTACTGTCCACAGACAGCGATAAGGATCCATTACCCTGATTGCATCGGGCTAGTATTCCGCGGCTCTGACTATGGTTCATCAACGCAAACACATCGCTTTTCTCGATCACTCCATCCAAAGCCCCACGCTCAATAACCTCCTCAAAGGGTAGACCGTCCGAAGACACACCGAAGAGTAAAGCATATCCCTCAACGGTACGTTTTTCTTCATCAGCTATCACCTGGGAAGCTATGTTTCTGATTTCTCTTTTTTCGTCCATAATCTTAGCTTTTACACACTAACCACAGAAGTGTCGGACACTTTTGGATTATTTTCATTTTTTGCGGGATTTTCTTTCACGGCATTGTCCAAAGTCTGCACGTTGACCTGAACAAAAGCCTTGTCCCCATTCTCAATCCTCGGAAGATTATTTTCCCGGCGCACCTCGTTCGGGGTAGCCGCACCGATGACAGATAAATCTTTCCAATAGGCAGCCTGTGCACCTTTATCCGTGCGGAGAATAGCGGACGTATCAAATTCGGCAAGTACACTCCCTCGTTCTGAAGGCAGAAATACCTTCCGGTTGATTTCCTGTTCAATCTTCGTAATTACCGCTAATGCGGTATCTGTCAAATATTGAAGCTGTGTAGCCTCAACGGTAGAATAGCTGGACTTCGATAAATCGAACGCTTTAACCGGTGATACAGAAAAGAACCGGCAAAGGTCCACAACATTGAACTGCCTCGATTCGAGCAACTGCGCATCCTTGGGATTGATAGTGATAGGCTGATACTTCATATTCGCCTCCAATACCGCAATACCGTTCGGGTGGTTTATGATTCGCTCTTCCCAAGTCGCGTATATCTGATCTTTTTGCGCTTTATCAAGCCGTGCCCCTTCAACCGTTAGCACCCCGGACATTCCTCCGCTCGTAAAGAATCCTGCGGCATGTTCTTCGCTACTTGTAGCAATGCCGAGCGTCTGCCGGGCATGAGTAAGAGTAGAAACGCCAATGATTCCATCGTAGGAAAAATTCAACACATGGAGCATGTCCCGCGGTTCGACAAGTTCTTTAAAACCCGTAATCTGGTAGCGTTTCCGCATGATACCGTTCCGATCCGTAATCCAAACTATAGATACATGGCTTGTTGGTATATAGAGAAGTTGGGACACATTCAACTTGTTATCACGCTCAATGTATGCATACCCGTTTCCCGTCAACAGAACCGATGCCATGAGCGTCTTGAAGAATACAAAACGGGTCATATCCTCGTTAGGCTCCAGGTCCAGTAAAGAATAAGCCGGATGCTGCTTGAATTCAGCCTTAAACCCCTCCCTGTCCAACTTATATGTTTTTAATGGAAGTACCGCCACACTGTCTGATATCAGGTCTACGCAGCGATAGACAGTAGACAGCAGCATTGGTTTGCTTCTGCTCAATAGTGGGGCGTGCCCACCGGAGTAGCTCCACGCCGGAATACGGGATGTCTCCTGCTTGGTTGCTTTCCTCAGTTCTAAATTATATCCGAATAATTTCATTTCAAGTGCACTTTTACACACTAACCAAAAAAGTGTCGGACACTTTAGTAGAATTCTCCATAACGAGGTGATGACAAGTACCCGCCAAGTGCCTCAAGCATAGCGATGACCCCATCTATTTTCTTTTCCTCAAATTGTTTGGACGGCTTGGTATTTCCATTCCGATCCCGGGCCATGGCCACATTGCGGAAACAGTGCCGGTTAATCACGTTATTGTCAATCACGGCCTTCCCGGATAATAACAGGCGTTCCATTTCCTTCGTTGGACGGTTGAAGTTTCCAAGAGCTTGGCTGAAAGGTTCCATTGGCAGTCCCTTGTCTTCGGCATTGATCGTAAATTGGGTAGCGTTCCAGCTATCATAGGATATCTTCTGGATGTAAACCTTATCACGAATATCCAGAATATCATTCAGGATGTAATCGTAATCCGTCACATTACCCGGAGTGATGGTAATCAACCCCTGCCTGCGCCATTCGCCATAAAGTTCCTTGAAGCGCTTCTCCTGTAAAGCCATTTCCGGCAGGTAGTATTTAACCTTGAAATATGTTTTTTCGGAAGTGGGGAACATAAATGCGGCACAAGTCAAGTCACTTGTGCTCGATAAGTCGATACCCATATAGCAATCCATGTCGCGGAACCGTTCAAATTCCACATTATCCGATGAGTTAAGTATATAGTGATCCGGAATCCAAACTGTTTCCGCGTCACACCACATATTAATGTTCTTCGTCTTAATACCTACTTCCTCCGATGGTGAGTTGATAGCCTTCTGTACCTGCTCCCGTAGGTACTTCGATTTAACTGTAATTCCCAAATTAGGGTTGCTTTTAGCCCACATTTTTTCATCCTTCCAGTCATCCCCTTCATCCAATGCGTAAATCAGGGCGAAAAGAGTGTCATCCTCCTTTAGCCCCTTCAGAACTTCCGTACACATTTCCCGAAATTGATAGCACGGTCCTAATTTGTCAAAGCCGGCAGTCGTAATAATAACCGACATCGGATCATCACGCATACCCTGTCCGGATTGAAGTACATCTTTTAGTCC